GAGGCTGTCATTGTTACCTCTGTGGTGCTCTCGAAAGGAGTAGTACCTGCGATGACGGGTGCTTTTGTCTCCTCAGTGAATGTCTTGCTGGCAACATCACTTGTCAACTCGCCCTTGATGGCAATAGCCTTGATGGTGGTTGTCTCAGTGATGGTAATCTCGCCCTCGTATGGTGTGCTGTCCTTTGTAGGAGTATCGCCATTGGTGGTGTAATAGATATCGCAGCCCTCACGAGCCTCGATACTTACCTTTGTTGACAACTCATAAGGACTTGTGCCCTTGATGACTGGTGCAGAGAGTTTCTCTGTTACCTCTGCCTTGACGATAGAGCCGTTCTTGATGACGGTCACATAGGCATTGCTGGTCACTGAGCCATCGGCTGCAAGTACCTCAGGGATAACACCAGTAGGAATCATTACCTCGCCTGAGGCGTCCTTGAACTGCACATCAAGAATGGTGTCCAACTCGATGTATTTCTTAATCTGCTCCACCTCCTTGTCTGATAGGTGTGCGATGTCGCCGATAACCATAATCAACGGCATCTGTTGAGTCTGTTTTGTCATAACGTTATTCTGTTATTGGTTTAACTTCTGTTTTCTGCTCAGGGGCTATCTCACGGGCATATTCCGTAAGTCGCTCCTTGATAGTGTTAATCTTCGTGTCATAGTCGATGTTCTCGCCAAAGGTTATGATGTTCATATTCTCTCGCTCAAACCTACGCACGAAGTCTGCAAAGTTCAGCTTTATCAGCAGTTCCTCAATCGTTACCAGCCCCTTGTCATAGAGCGTCTGCATCTCCACACGTGTCAAATGGCGGTATGGCTCAAGGTCGCCCAAGATTATCATACGCTGCATCTGCTGTGGGTTATGGCGGTACTCCGTCTCGATTATCTGCTGCTGTAGTGCGTCAAGATCTGCCTCGCTCGCTCCTGATTCCTTAGCGGTCTTGTAACGCTCACGTAGTTCGTCTGCAGTAAACAGATAGAACTCCGTTCCGTAGTTAATACTGCTGCTCAGGAAAGCCGTTCCGTAACGCTCCTTAGCGATGGTATCGTCAACCCATTTCTGAGCCGCCTCAAAGCCTTTCTTCACTCGCTGCAATACTGCACTCTGTGATTCAAAGCCTGCCATCACCTGCTGCTCGTTGAACGCCTCACGCTGCGTCACCTCCTCAGCCTGACCTACGATGGCAGTGATGATGTCGAGGCGCAGGCGTTTCTCCTCCTCCTTGTTATAGTCAAGGCTTTCGCGGTCAACGGCAAGCATACCAACGGGGTTGCTCAGGTCGGGCTGTCCCTGCGATGGGTCGGGCACTGGTATCTCTACGAACGAGCCTGCACCCGTCAGTCGTTTCTGACTGCATACGGGGCACGGCATAAGAAGTCCGTTGTTATCGTACATCCAGTTACCTTTTCTGTCTTTCAGGAATCCTCCATCGCACTCGCACTCATCATCGTGGTAGTCGCAGTCCTGCTGATAACCCCAATAGATGGGATAAGAGCCGTAGGTGTCGAGGTTACGCTTGCTGATAGAGAAGAACAGATACCAGTCCAGTCGGTCAAGTTCCTTTGTTACGGGGCTTTGCTTGATGTCGGGCTTGTCGAGGCTCAGTGGCTCGTTCCAGAAGAAACGGGCAGGGCAGTAGCCGAGGTCGTGGCGTGCCTCTGCGATGAGGTCTCCAATCTCGTTACCCTTTGCCTTGAACACCCTACGGCTCTCGTCATCGAATACCGCTATCTTGTCCTCGTCCTGACGGAAGATAATCCACTTCATCTCTCCCGTTGCTGGGTCTGCCTTGAAGTCGATTACGTCACGGATAGGCAGCCAATAGAAATACGGCTGTGGGTAGCGGTCGCCTGCCTCTTGCTCCTCGGGCAGATCTACGATAAGAACAGAGTTAATCTGTGTCTTAAAGAAGTTCCAGCCCTTAGTGCTCCATACGCTCGGCTCACCGAGTTTCTCCTGACGATACCACTCCCAGTCATCACGCTGCTCGGTAGCAGTGAACTGATAATTGAAAGCAGGGTTACGACCATCGAAGATACGGCTCAGCTTGTCAAAGCATACCTCAAGCACCTCGTTCGTTATCACTGGGAAACGGAACAAGGTCTTGAACGTCTCGAACTTGTCCTTTGGTATCAGGTTCTGCACCATCGCCAAGAAATCAGTAAGTGCCTGACTGACGCCCTCGTGACCTGCAAAGAGTGGGCTGATGTCCTCCCTTTGCTTGCCACGATAGAACCAAGAGGCTAAGGCAGGCGTGCTCGGAACAACCTCAGCGTGTAAGCGTAGTCTGTTCTGATGCAATACTGCCAGCGCGATAGTCTGTTTCTTGCGCTGCTCACTTGCCTTTCGTCTTACTTCTTCTATTGATAGTGCCATCTACTAACTCAAAATCTTGGTCAACGAGTTTCCAACCGCTGTTCTTTATCGCCAGTATGCGCTCTGCGTGGTCGATGTCGAACTTCTGTCTTGCTCCCTCATTCGTGGTGGCGAGGGTTACTTGTGTTACCTTTGCCATAGCCGTGTGTATTATGTTGCGGGAACGAGGTCTGTAAGTGGGTTGAAGTCGCTTGGTGTTACGATAGCCAAGTCGTCTGAATAGTTAGGCAGGAACGACCAAGAGATGTTGTTGCTGTCAGGGGCCTCCAGTCCTCCGTGAGCCTTATCACTGATGAACAGCGAGCGGATAGGAATTGGCAGGTAGCTGACGGTCGTGGTACTCTCTACGGTCTCGCTCTTCTTGATAGCCTCGATATTTCCGTTCTCATCAAAGAGGAACACACCGAGGTTGTCTGCCATAGCCTCGCACTGGAGTTCCTTGATGACCTTGATGATTGACTGGGGCACGGCACGGAACACTCCTGAGAATGATGTCGGGTTACGACCGATTACCATCTCGATACCACCGAGGGTGTCGTTACCACCGCCAAAGGTACGGGCATCGCCTGCCTCTGAGGTTGGAGCCTGAATATAAGGAGAGATTACTGCCTTACCACCATCGGTAAGAGCCATCTTGGCAGTCCAAGCGGCTTTCTTGTCAATACCAGTAGTAGAGCCATCAACAAAAGCGTTGACGGTTCCGTCTGCCTTTTTCAGGCGCATAAAAGCTACTTTCTGAATCTGTCCGAATGTCTCGGCACATTGTGCAGCAGGGATTGTTGGTAAAGCCGTTGCTGCGGGACAACTACATACGTTCATAATTTTCTACGATTTGATTAATACTTATGTTAGCTAACACAACTAACCCTCTGTCGCATTTTTCGCTGCAAAGATAAGGATTTTCCTTATTCGTGGTGCTGTAAGTCCTTATGTTTTATGATTAATTAACCAAAAAGAGCACCGATACATCACGTACCAGTACTCTCCGTCTCAAACTCACAAAAACAAAGTCTGCGCCTGAATTATTATCAACAATTATAAACCGAAGAAAGATTTAAATAAACTAACTTAACTAAAATCCATAAACAATAAAAACATTGCAAAATATAACTTTATGAAGAGAGTGGCACAGACCTCAGTTACGCCTCCGTACTCCTCGCACCTCACGATGCACTGGCAACTTCTCTAAGACCACATAACGGATAGCGTCTATTCCGTGGTTATTCTTATCCTCTGGTTTGTTTGTTGTGTTCCCGTCTTTGTCCTTGCTCCACTTATAGGCACGTAGGTTGCTCAGTATGCCGAGGGAGTGACGTGTGACGTGTATCTTATATCGCTTGAGTATGTCCAGTCCAGATACTATGCTGTCAGCACCCTTTGGCGAGGCTGTTACCCACAGACCGCAGCCCTGCAACTCACGTATGCTCTTTGGCTCTGCGCAGTCGGCTACTATCTGCTGCTGACCGCTCACTCCCTGCTCCTTTGCTCGGTCGGCTATCTCAGGGTTGGTAAGCCCCGTAGAGTATATCTTCTCATCAATCCATAACTCCCCGTGTGCCAGTACCACCTGCTCAAGTACCGATGGGTCGTTAGTGAAACCGAAGTCAAGACCAAAGCAACTCATCTTCCATTCTTCCTCAGGCGGCAGGCTGTCGCAGATCTCCCAGTTCGTCAGCACCAAGCCCTCTATCTTTCCCGTCAAGCCACGGGCATACACTTTCCATAACTCAGGGTCGGAGATTCCCTCGATACGCTGGTGCTCGTCATCACTTAGAAAATAGTTCTTTCTGTGGTCGCTGATTATCAGACGGGTGTCTGCCTTGCCTATCACCTCATCGTGTGCCCAAAAGCGTGCCGTAGGGTTGTAGTCGATGAATACTCGCTTACGGGTACGAATCCATAGCTGCCAGTACACCTCATAGCTGATACCATTCGCCTCGTTGATGAATAAGTAATCACGCTTACCACTCTTTGCGTCCTGAGC